GCCATTCCAGATGGCCTGCTATCCGTTCACCAACATTGTCCACTTTGTTTTCGATACGAGCCAGCATTTCGGCATTGTCGCCGTGCTGCTTGTCATTCTTACGATCCAAACGTGCGATCAGCGCCACAATAGGGCCACCACCACCGATGATTGCAACAACCACAGGAATCCACGTGGACATCATTCACCCGTTCCGAACGCATCATCAATTTCACTGCGTGTGATTTTGCCATCGTCGGCGTAGGCACGCGCTAACCGTTCGAGCACTTGTGATGCAGCGGCGATACCAGCGAGCACCGCAGCCTTCCAGACGGGGATGCCACCCAATACTGATGCGCCACCCACAATGCTCATCGCTGAGTAGATGAATGTGGCCACAATTCGCAGTGCGATCGTTTTCATAGTTGACCTTTGCCGCTGCCTGTTCGGTTGGTTGTGATTTCTGCCATGAGATGGCGTTCTCGTATGCTATGCGATGCGGGTTGGTGTCAATGATGGAACCGTTAGGTGCCACAGTTCACCGCACGTCAAGTGTGGGGAACGCTTGAATGGCGTCGAGCACTGCCTGTGGCAGCTTGTCGCCACACACATATCGAATGTGCCATGCCTCAGCGTTTGCGCCGTCTTTCACTTCCCACGAAAATCCGAATTTGAGGGCGTTGCTAGTTGAGAACCCGTCGCCGAGTAACCATTCGAGGCGTTTGCCTGAACAGGAGGCCACATCGATTGCGAGGCCCCACCCGTGATTGGAGGTGCCTGGTGTGCCTGCTGGTGCCATGCCTTTTTTGAGGTACCAGGTGGCACCCTGGTATGTGCGAGTCACTTGCGGTTTACGACCTGTAGGTGTTCCGGTGTACCGTTCACGGAACAGTTTGATCTGCTGATCAAACGGGCGGTATGCGCCGACGTGTTTCAATTCGATTCCGTCAAAGTAGGCGGCGAGCTGCAACGCATTCCAGGCGGTAGCTGCGAGGCGGTGCAGCTGACCGTTCGGTGCCTTGATGTTTCGCAACACACTTGCGGGGAGTTCACCATTTTTGGCGCCAGCCAAATCGGAGGGCATGATGATCGGCAGCACGGTGTATGTGGTCATAGTTGTTCGCTTTCGGGGTTGTTAGTTGTTTCGATGATTTGTTGATCCTGCTGACGATTACGCCATTCGATGAACTGTTCAAAAATATCAGGCTCATTCGTGGCTAACGAAAACGGTGTGTGCTGTTCCTGGATGATTTCTGTCGGGTCGCCATCAATATCACGCAGTGCGAACACGCAGTAGTAGATCGTGTCATCTTGCAATGCGGTAAATGTGTGTTTCAATCCTTTTCGGATCACGATGAACGTGGGCGCAGTGAATGTTTTCGACGGATACTCACCAACTTTGACATCGACAGAACCTCTGACGAGCAGAGTCACATGGTCGTGCTGGTGAGCATGGCCGCCGTTGGTGTCACCGACTAATTCCATCGTGTTTTGGCGCACCCAAATGTTTCCTACAAACCCTAGATTTTCATGCAACATTTTCATCATCTCCAAATATGTGAACGGTCGTATTTTCCTGGCTTGTTTCAGGAATCATGTTGCGGTTCAGTAGACGAGGATTTCTGATCGGTGCCTTGAATACATCAAGGTTCTCATCGTAAGTGAAACCAATGCCAGCGAATCGGCCTCTGATGTTGCCGTTGTAACTGGTCTGTATCCAACGCCCACCCAAATTGTCGATCAGCCATTGATAGCCCTCGTCACCGTTTGGGTCATCGTTGTCGCAAACTACAACACGTAGCACGACATTGTTTTCGTTGAGTTCTGCCCAATGGCTCATAGTAGATACCTCAGAATGACTACACCTGAGCCGCCATTACTACCTGGTAAATCACCCAACGAACTATCCAATGCCCCACCACCACCGCCACCACCAGTGTTGGCTGTACCTGCTACAGAACTTTGAGTCTTACTTGCACCAGCACCGCCACCAGTAGTGCCACCAGTTCCTCGTGTGCCAGTTGCACCAAATTCCCACGCACCACCACCACCACCGCCACCGCCGTAGGATTTGAATGAATTCCAACTGCTTCCTGCACCACCATTGGTTGCGTTCAAACTTGCTGGATAGGAAGTAGAGACATTCGTAGCGTTCGCAGAAGTACCTGCACCACCACCGCCACCAAAGTATCCATTACCGCCTGTGAAACTTTGTGTATCACCACCGTCTGGAGAGGTGAACTTTGACGCGTACCAGCCACCTTGAGCAGCAGTTGGTGTACCTGACGAAATACTCACTGACGGTGATGCCCTAACAACAGATGATGGCGTTCCACCGTTGCCGTTGTTGTTCATATTAGAACCAGCGCCACCACTACCCACTGTGATCGTGTAGTTGCCTGTAGAGCCAGAAAATGATCCAGTATTTACCAACGGACCACCGCCACCTCCACCACCGTAACGATAACTACTACCCAAATCATTTGCGCCACCGCCTCCGCCTCCACCACTAACTGCAAGCACTTCAACAGTTGCAGTGCCAGCACTAACTGCGAAAGTTCCTGACGAATTAAAAGTGTGATATCGATATCCACCGCTGTCCGTGGTGGTGCCACCAGTAGCAGAGAACGCTGCACCGCCAACAGATTTGGGCAGACCTAGCCCTCTGGTTTCTCCAACAGTCAACAGTCGAGGCATGACTAGGCAAACCTACTCTGTGACGCGAACACTGTGTATGTGGGTGTGGCCGCAGTCTTGACGATGGTGAAAACATACAGATCAATGCTGCTGGCGTTGCCAGCGGTCGGTGCAGTACCGCCGAGCCATTTCGGGGTCACAGTCGAACCGTCAATCTGGATGACGTTGGGATAGTAAGCAGTCGCACCGTTGGTGTTCGCCCATGCAATCGTGATCGATGAACCTGTAGCCAGTAGTGAACTGAGTGTGGTTCCAGACGCACCACGGAAATTGAGTGTGTGGTTGGCGGTCGCATTGCTTGTATAAAACCAGGCGCTCGAAGTGTTCGTGTCGATGTTGACAGTTCCGGTGGCTGCGCTCGCAACAACATTCCACACTTCCTCCGCTGAAGTGATCAACGGATAGGTGATTGATGGTGTTGTCAGAGTTTTGTTCGTCAGTGTGTCTGTTGACGATGCAGTCACAACATTGACGCCTTCAACGCTGATCCTCCCCGCTGAAACACGGGCGATGGTGGTGTCGGTGGCGTGGCCTAGTTCAATGCTGCCAACGCCGAGAGCAGTTGAGGTTGATGCTGCGATACCGCTGACTGGCAGACCTGTGCAGTTAGTCAATGTACCCGACGCAGGAGTACCGAGAACTGGTGCCGAAAGGGTCGGGCTAGTCAGAGTCTTGTTCGTCAGTGTTTGAGTTTCTGCCAGGCTCGCATATGTGATATTCCAGCCTGAACCGTCGTACGCTGACAACTTGTTGGTGTCTGTCTCAAATATGACCATTCCCTCGACAGGTGCTGATGGCCGAGTTGATGATGTGCAAACGATCACCGTTTGTTTCATCAGATATGTGTTGACGTCACTGGCTGAGAGAACAGTACCCGCGACGAACGTATTGAATGCCATGATTTATCCTAAGGTGTCCTGGTCTAGAACACCGAAACCAGTGTCTAGAGTGAAGTTTTGAAACTCGATGTACATTGCTAACGGTGTCAGATTGAAAGTGAATCTAGTATTTTTTGGTCTGAAAGAATACGATGCACCCTCTATCACGCATGTGGTTGTTGTATCTGTACCGCTACCAGGGACACGATAGACAACATCTACAACCCTCGCAGAGATGACACCAACTAGAGTGTCAGCAGCTGTTTGGTTTTGGCTTTCTAATTGCATCGAAATGTTGAACATGACTGCAGTTTGGTCTGAGAGTTTTTGTGAAAGATTTTTGGCGAGTGTCAAACCCTGTGCAGTAGTTGAGTCGATAGTTGAACGACTGTACGAGTATTCACCAAATGTTGTGAATGAGTACGGATTGGTCGCAGTTTGTGCCGCTAGACCTGCGGGGGTGACAGACACACTGTTCGCAAAAAAGTCCATGAAATTAGTGCGGCTGAAAGTGTCATATGTGACTGTTGTATCTGAGGATGTTCGACCCAATTTCAACGTCACAAAAGTGCCTGATCCTGGTGGGTCCTCGACTTGCAATTTGTAGATGTCGTTCACCATCATTGTTCGACTAACCATTGCGATATTGTCGCCAGTGACAATCATGTTGCCGTTCTCTGTGGCTTGCACTGCGTTCATATAGTCCAGAACTGAACCAGTGAATGTTGAGGCTGACATTGTTGAACTAGATGCATAGCCTGGTGTAGACGGGAATCCCAACTCGTAGAAATAGGCATCTGTCAATGGTCCACTGCCACCATAGGTTGATGGGTTGAATGTGATGAGTTGCGTGGAACCGAGCGCCGAACTGATTGATCGGTTGGTTACTTTCACACGACCTAGACGAGCAAACTGATCGTCAACAATGATGGTGGCTGTTGAGAGACCGGCATCGGTTTTGCTGTCGTTGTATGAAACCCCGCTGACTCTGCCTCTCCAGAAAATGTTGCTGCCAGTGAAAATACCGATTGATGAGTTGATTGGAAACAGGCTTGATTCATTGTTGCTGTTCTTGATCACTACCTGTGCGGTTGCACCTGAGTATTGATCGACGAAACTGTTGCGACCTGTTGAAACGTCAGCACTGAGAACAATGGAAGTGAACTCGATGCCAGCACCGCCGCCACGATAAAACTTTATATTTGGATCAAAACCACTCATCAGATAGTCCTGGTGTTGATAGGCACTGTGCCGTTCCGTCGTTGATAATTTTGCAAGGCCAAAACCACATCGTCACCGTTTGAACCTGGCGGCATATTGATCACGATATTGGTTGTGCCACCACCAGCGCCGACACCGTACTGTGCGCCACGTGACAACGGGATCACGGCCTCACTTCCAGATTCGCCTATCAGGGCTAGGGTGGGACGCGTCACGATACCGCCCGAGGCTAATTCGGGTATTGGCGGCAGGTCGGGTGGGTTCACCGTGAATTTTTTGCCGAAAGGTAAACCGATTTCAAATTCGAGCAAATCGTTGATTTTGTTGATCACGTTGGCGTTGATGAATTTTACAATGCCGTTCGCAAACGATCTGCCAACATCCACTGCGTTACTGCCCAAACCTTTCAACGCTTCAACAAGTGAACTGATCAACTTGCCACCCAAATCGGTGCCGAGACTCGCCATCGTTGAAACAAGGCTGACAAATAGACCAGGTAGTTTTTTCACTAGATCAACAACGAAACCGCCCAAACCTTTCACCGCTTCAGGCAGAAGTTGTGCAGTCCAACCTAACAACGCACCAATCAGTTTGACCGCCTGCGCACCTAGTTTTGGCACTGCCTCAGTGACCACCCAATCAAGAATGACCAACAACAAATCGCCCAATGCTTTCAACGCTGGCACGATCTGCGGTTTGATCCATGACACCAACGCATCGCCGAGTGCGATGAGTTTCTCAACCATCATCGGCAAACCTTCATCGATCAACCAGTTCGCCAGGTCACCGATCAATTCACCGAGGCGCTGCAACGCTGGCGGCGCCGCCTTCTGTATCCATTCCCACAACGCTTTCGCACCTTCACCGAGTTTCTCTGCGATGAACGGCAGACCAGTTTTCAGGAACCACTGCCCTATGTCGTAAACAAAACCGAGCATCGCTTTCAACGCCGGCGGGTACGCGTCTTTGATCCACTCCCACGCAGCCGACGCATATTTGACGAACGCATCACGCAGTTCAGGCAGTTTTTCCTTGACCTTTTCAATGACACCTGCGAGGCCATCCTTTTCAATGATGCTCGCCAAACTTGAAAAAATCGGAATCACTTTGTTTGTGATAAAACCCAACGCCGCCGAAAATGCAGGGATCAGGGCCTTACCGAGTGAGGCTTTCACATTCTCAAACTCTGCGGCCATGATGCGCTGCTGGTTGGCCACACCGTCAGACGTGCGCAAGAAATCGCCCTGCGCGTCACTGGTCTGCTTGAAAATGGCTGACTGTGCCGCCAGAATCTTTTGCTGCGTTTTGAGTGGGCCTTCCCCGTCATAGATACCCATTGCTAGTGCTTCGGCTTTCAACGCCGCATCGTCGAGCATGACACCGTATTTGCGGATGGGTTCCGACTCGCCACGCAAGGCCGCACCGAGAGCCAGCGCAGCCTCCTCTGGTGAGGTGTTGGCGAATGATGCTAGGTCTGACGCCAACGCAGTCAGGTCTGTTGAGAATGTGCCGAGGTCATTGCCTGTTAGCCCTGCGGCCTTACCAAACACGCCGAATGTTGAGGCGGCGGTCAGTGCTGCGGTTTTTGACTGACCGAGAGTTTTGGCGGCACCTTCAGCGAATTTGACGATTTGATCGTTGGCGTCACCAAAAATGACTGCTGTTTTCGATGAAACCTCCTCTAGATCAGAGGCGCTATCGATGAGACCTTTGGCGATAACGGCCGCGCCAGCGGTTGCAGCTGCGATACCGAGTGCCGCTTTTTTTCCAAAATCAACGAGTTTGCCGCCGAGGTCGCCTGCCTTGCTGCCCACGTCGTCGAGCGCGCCTAGAGCACCTTTGGCGTTTCCTAGAATCTCGATACTCAGTCTGCGGGTGCCCGCCATTTTTTACTCCTAATCAGGGAAAACGTCGTCGAGGATTTTTTTCATTCCGTCGCCGTAGATTTCTATTATCTCATCAATGTTGCGTCGTACTGTAGGAAACAAAAAATATCCTGCGCCTTCCTTGTTGCCGAGCCACGGTTTGAACTGATTCCAACCGATACGCACACCAGTCACCTTCACTGCGGTTGCGCCATAGTCCTGGCGTGCCCGTTTGCGGACCGTGCTACTGCCACCATATTTGTCATATGCCAGCGTTTGCGATTCAACCTTTTTGCGTACCTTCGACGTTGATTCGTTCTGTCGCACAATGGTTGCACGGCCGCCAGTGTTTTTGATCAACCGTTTCCGGTTCCTATGTGCACCGAATTCGGCACCACCGAAAAACGGGTATTTTGCACCACCAGCATTCACCCTGGCAGCTACACCAGATTTCGACGCATCCATTGACTGCGCAGCCTTGCTCGCCATAGGCGAAACACTGCTAGCGGTCGTTTTCGCTTTACGGATCACAAACTCTGACACCTGATAGTTCAGTTCCTTGAGTTGACCTGTACCGTCAGGGCCACCAGCCTGATGCGCTTTTCGAATTTCACGGCGTAGTTCAGCGAGACCTGTGACATTCACACTGTCTGCGCTGCGCACAATGGCCATGATGTTCTAGTTCCTTGATCGTTTGCGGGACTCATCCGCTTTCGTTTGCAACACATCCACCATCGCCTCAAAGATGCCCTCAGGGGCATCTAGGAGGTCCTGTGGTGCGATCCCTGTTTCGACCGCAACCTGTGCCACCAAATAGGTCAGGGAGTCCCGTCGGTAGGGTTTACGTTGGCATCGAGGTCAACATCTGCAACCGTGTCGAGGTAGTCGTCAAATGTTTGTGATGTCTGGTTCTGTCGTTTGTCGGCGGTCCATGCCAACCAGAGAATGTGTTCCATTTTCTGATCCTCAGAGAATGCACGCCCCAAACCCATTCCGAACTGGCGCTCAAACGCCACAATGTGTGGTGCGCCGATTCGGTAGTTGTGTGAGGTTCCGTCGGTTTTTGTTACTGACAACTGCCATGTCAGCATATTAGTGAGTTCCCCACGTGACGGCGCCTGTGATCTGCAACGACAGTGAGAACGTCACCAGGTCGGCGACCGAACTGGAAACCTCATATGACGACACGAAACATTCGCCAGTGACCTTCGGCAATGCTGCGGTGGTGCCTGCTGGCGAATACTCAAACGATGACGAGGTGGCCAAACCGAGCAGTGCTGTGATCTGCGTGTTCAGTGTGGCATCCCACTTGCCCGAAACGCTGATCGAGTCACCGTTGCGCAGTGTGCCCTGGAAAGTCTTTGACGTTGCACCGAATGTGGTGGTTTCGGCCATGTCGGTTGTGTTGGCGATACCACTGACAGAATCCACATACGACGAAATGTCGGTCAGTGTTCCGGCGGCGTTGTCGAGTTTGAACGAGGATGATCTAGCGGCTACAAATGCCATAATGTTTTTCCTTAGTTACGGGCCAGGCTGACCTGGCATGTGAATGATGGGGTGGTGCCTCCCGCAGTATATGACGCGCGCACGTAACGGTTGACTGTACCCGTGAACGCAATCGACTGACTGGTGGCTGCTGTCGCCGTCGTGAATGTCGCAAGTGTTGACCACGTGCTGTTGTTCGTTGAATGTTGAATCACTACGGCGAGGGTTGGGGTGGTGCCACTGACATCGGTGACATGCAGATGGGCGATTCCACCATTCGTGGTGCCAGCACTGTTGTCAACGCTTGTGCCGTTACCTGTGGCGGTGATGGCAGCGAGGTCGGCGAGACTGACACCCAAACCTGGTGCCGAACCTGAACCGAACGCCATGCTGAATGACACCAGATCGGCGACCGAACTGGAAACCTCATACGAGATCGTTTTGGTGCCTAACAACCACACAGGGTTCGTCACTGCGAAACCGCTAGGTGCGACCGATGTGGCCACTGTTGATTCGCCGGTGATAGCGGCGATGATGTTGTCGAATGCTGTGCCTGCACCGTTGGTGCTGTCAAACAGTCCGTCAAGGTTGAGGGTGATGTCCTCCAACCCTGGCTGGAATGTTTTGGCAGTGTCGGCGAGTGTGGTTGTTTCGAGCATGTCAAAATTCACCGACGGTGAGACGGTGCGCAGGATGGCCGCTAGAGCGTTGGTTCCGTAGATCACTCTGGTTTGGTTTGAGGAAATGAAAGGCATCTGGTCGTTCCTTTATGCGGTGACGGTGACGGCGAAATCTACGAAAAGGTAGGTCGAGCCATCAGGTGAGTTGACTGTACCAATCTGCTCAGCTGCGGTGACGCGTGCATCAAATGCAGAGCCACCCAATGTGACGTCGCTTTCGACGGCAGTTTTGACGGATGTGGCACCTGTGCCTGCGAGATAGGTTTCGAGTTTGTTTTGGGCGCTGCGGTCATCTGCTCGTGCGACAACCAGGGTGACAGTGAATTCGATACTGTCGCAACCTCTTGCCATCGTCGAGTCAAATTCGACGCGATCCAATGAGATCAGGGCCGCAGGAAATTGCGGGTTGTCAGTGAGAACTGTGTAGACACGCAAACCAGCGATCGTTGCCAGGTTTGCTGCCAGCCCTGCTCTGAGGGTTGCGATCGTTGCGGGCATTAGGCCACCACAAAAGTTTTGTACGGTGCCACCATTGCGGCGACATCGGGATCGATGCGTCGAACGACGATGGCGCCGAGGTCGCCGAATCCTGCAACACCCAATGGTGAGTCAAGGCGTTTGAACTGGCGTGATGCTAGCAACACGGTCGCCTCACGGATGGCATGTGGCACTGACGGCCATCCCCATTTGGCGGTCACTTGAATGAGGGTACGACCGTTTTCGGCGACAGGGAAATCAATATCTAGTGCACGCAGCAGTGTGATCGGTTCGGCTTGTGCCGCAGCATTCGAGGGTTCTGTTTGGTAATCGACACCGACGGTGAGGGTGGTGCTGAATGAGCCTGACATTTGGTCGTCAACTTTGACGATCAAACCTGTGGTGGTTGAGATGTCGTCAACGAACACAAAGGCGTTCCGGTTTGCCGCATAGGTGCGAGCGCTGGTTGTTGCGTCAACATAGAAACGGCGTGAACATTCGCCATCAATTCGTCGTGAGGCCGCTTCGACTGCTCGTTCTAGGAGTGAGTCGTCAACGTTGTCGGTGATGCGTGCAGCTGCTTTCAATTCAGCCAGGGTGCAGTATCCGTTCGTGATGGCCATATTAGTTCACCGCCATGATTGAGACCTCTGCGGTGCCACTGTCTTTGACACCGTAAAGTGCTGACGTGGGTGGCAGGGTGAATTGGATAACCTGGTGGGCATCAATTTCTAGACCGTTCGCAGTGGTGACTGTGGCGTCACCAATGTGGATGTGTTGACCTGAACCCGCACTCATATGAAGTGAGATCGTGCACCCATCGGCATCAGTCTGATGCAAAAGTATGCGAGACGTTCCGACTGTCACCTGCGCGGTTGTGATCGGCACGATTTATGCCTTGCGAGTTTTGGCGGCTGGTTTGGCTGCGGTTTCTTTCACAGGGTTCACTGCGGCAGTTTCGACTGTTTCGTCGGCTTCGGCGAACCTGTTGGCAATCATGTCAGCGGCCACATGGTCGGCGACTTCAATGACACCACCAATGGCGGGCCATTCTTGCCCATCAATGGTGCCTGATATTGCGATAAGCATTTTGATTTTCATGCTGCGACCTTTGAGAGAAAATGTTCGGATATGGGGTGGTGGTTCACCGTCACCGCATCAGAGACACGGTGACGGTGACCATCATGGCAGGGCTATCAGGAGACAGCGCCACCGACGAAACACTTCACGGCACCAGTCTGATCGACCAGAACACCGTCAGTGCGGAGGCTCACACGGAACGTGCGCACCGAGTAGTCGAACGC